CGCGCAACTAATTACGAGGTAATACCACTCTGCCCGTTTCACCACACAGGGAACGGCGGCATACACGGTATGGGGCTACGCGCCTTTGAACGCGAGTATGGCGTGACAGAGGTTGAGCTAGTTCAAGAGACTCAATTGCTTGCCGGCTACACAAAGACGTTGTGAGCCAAAACTAATCGTGCTAGAGTTGCCTAATGTGCAATCCGCACAGGACTATTTAAGGGGTACAAGATGCAATTACCTGAAAGCCATGAAACATACGTAGAAATCACTGGGACTTATTTAGAAATAACTCAAACATTTAGCGGTGAGGAGGTTACTGTTTTTATAACTCCTGACCAGTGGTTAAAAATTTGTGCTTATATTGCCGCCGAAGGGGGGGAGTGGAAATGAGCTACGTTGTTATGAAGCCGGCATGGGAGGCAGATTTGGATTGTGCCTCCAAGCTGATACTGATTAGTTTGGCAGACCAAGCTAACGATAACGGGGAGTGCTACCCAAGTGTCAGCCATTTAGAAAAAAGGACAGGTTTGGCACGCGCAACCATTTTTAAGCATTTGAACGCGCTTGAAACGGCTGGGCATATATCAAGAGATTCTAGGTTAGGTAGGTCAACGGTGTACACAGTGCATCCCGTTGAAAGCACCATTACCCGTCTACCTAGTAGACCCGTCCACGTGGTAGACCCGTCCACGAAACAGACACCACCCGTCCATGAGGTAGACACCACCCGTCCACGTGGTAGACCCAGAATCATTACTGAATCATTAAATAATCATAAAGAAGCGAAATCGCCAAAAACTGAACGACAAAAAAAGGCGTTGATACCAACTGATTGGTCAATATCTGATTCTTTACGTGCTTGGGCAAAACTTAAACGACCTGATTGCACAGACACAGACCTTGAAAACTTGCGAACACAGATGATTGATTACCACCGTTCAAAGGGAAACACATTTTTGGATTTTGATGCCACGTTTAGGACATGGTGTACAAACGACCTTAAATTCAATGGAGCCAATGCAAAACAAAACAGCAACGGCATCGCTGGCAATGAGTGGGTGGCTTGATATGCATGGACTAAAGGAGCTTTTGCAATTAAGACTAAGCAGAATTAAGCCTGAGCATCTTTGGGTGCATGTGCTGAACATACCGGCAACGCGAGATGAGATTCAGCGCGAGATGATGTGGTTTAGGAGCGGGTTTAAGTTCACTTTGCTGCTAGACCCCGACATAAGCCCATTCAGGCTTGATTTAACGCCCCTGCAAGGCATCAATGTTCACATTGTAGGTACAGACAAGGCTAAATGCCTAAATGCTTTCAAAGCGTGCAAAAACCACGCCAAACGAACACTGACCGCTGGTAGCGATTGGTTCATGGACACAGGAGCAGTGCAATGAGCAACATAAGCAATTTGATAAATCTAAACAAAAACCTTTTGCCTGACAATATTGATTTTGCCGAATATTACGAAAAAGCAAAGCATTCAACGACAATTTTGCAGGGATCAGCATTTGTGCTGGATGCGCAGCAATTGATTAACGATCGAAACAACAAGACAGGAAGCGTGCTGCCGTGGGCAAAGACGCATGACGATATACAGTTTAATTCCGGCGTAAGCGTATGGGCTGGCATTAACAGTCACGGCAAGTCAACGATGCTGTTTCAGGCGTGCATAGGATTCCAAAAGCAAGGGCATACAGTTTGCCTTGCCTCATTAGAAATGGAGGGCGGTCACATACTGCACACGTTGAGCAATCAAGCTGCCGGTTGCGAGGCATCCGCTGAATACGTTGCTAAATATGCGGACTGGGCTGGCGAACGCTTGCAGATATACAACGCGGTTGGATACACGAAACAAGAGGACATGTTGGGGGCGATTATTTGGGCGGCTGAAAACCGTAACGTCACGCACTTTGTGGTTGACAACCTGATGATGCTTACAGACGGTGACATTGGCGAACGGGCTATGAACAGTCAAAAGTATTTCGTTAGCCGGTGCAAGGACATAGCACGCGACCATAAAATCCACATCCACATTGTTCACCACATCAAGAAGGTGGAGGACGAAAAGAAGGTGCCAACCAAGATGGAGGTTATGGGCGGCATGAGCATCTCAAATATGGTTGATTACCTGTTTATTGTTTGGAAGAACAAGGAGCGTGCTAGATATTTTCATACGCCACCGGCATACAGGACTTTTAATCAAGAGCTTGAGGATGCTGCCGGTGCAATGTTGGTTTGCGAAAAACATCGCAAGACAGGCGTAGAGCGCAAGTACGGACTGTGGTTTGACACAAAGTCACAGCAATTTTTGAATAGCAAAAACGAGAAGCCCTACCGAATGGTGGATGCATGACATTCCACGCAGACCTAGAGCGAGGCTTAGAGATTGAGCGCCAATGCCTCGCCAAGATACAAAAGCGGTACCCATGCGCAACCATCATTAACGCTCACAAAGGCTATGATATTTGGATACCTGAAACCGGCAAGAGCGTAGAGGTTAAGTACGATGCCGTAAGCAAAGAAACCCGCCGTTGGCTAGTTGAGATAGAAATGGCAGGGAAGCCCTCAGGACTGTTAACAAGTACAGCGGACATTTGGGTATTCACTGATGGGGAAAAATGGCTCAGTGTGACTAAAAACGAACTCATTGCCAACATCATGCGAACCGGCTACTTGCTGCACAAGGTAACGGGCGCCGGAGACAAGTCTAGCAAGCTCTGCTATTTCATTCCCGAAAAGGATATGGATCAAATTTGTTCGAGGATTAAATGAATAAAGACGATGCTCTTCCACATAGGTGTAGCCATTCCGTCTACCATCTGCATTGCATCAAGTGCTGCGCTAGGTTGGTGATGTCTGCTAGACCTAGCCGCAAGCACCAAGAGTCTATGCTCGCACATTGCGAACGGTATCACCGCAGGGACTTAATCATTGAGGAGATAAAACGATGCTCATCTTAGAATTGCCTTTACCAAACTCCATGAATAGCCATTGGAGGCACGCAAAAGGCAGAACCTATATCAGCGCACAGGGGATCGCGTTTAGAACGGCTGTTGGTGCCATAGCGTCACGCTACGGAGCCGTGGCTCCAAAGGGAAGGCTGTCCATTGGCTTGGAAATATTTCCTCGTGACCGTAGGGTGATGGATATTGATAATCGTATCAAGTCATTATTTGATGCGCTGCAACACGCCAAGGTTTTTGAGGATGATAGTTTGATTGATGAAATCAAAGTTGTTAGGCGCAATATCGTAAAAGGTGGCATGTGTAGAGTTTTTATTTCTGAATACATTGACAGAAGCGCTGATATGACATTAGAATTAACTCATGGACTTAAGGAGCCTTCATGACACCCAAGATCAGAATGATTGCGGTTGAAAAACTCATCCCCTACATAAACAACGCTAGGGTTCACGATGATGATCAAGTCACACAGATAGCATCAAGCATCAAAGAATTTGGATGGGGAAGCCCCATTTTGACTGACGGCAGCAACGGAATCATTGCCGGACATGGACGCTTGATGGCGGCTAAAAAGCTAGGGATGACTGAGGTGCCTTGCATTGAAATGGGGCACCTATCGGAGATTCAGCGCAAAGCATTGATCCTCAGCGATAACCGCATCGCACTTTCCTCAACTTGGGATGAGGAGTTGCTAAAGCTCTCGCTCAGAGAGCTAAATTCAGAAAACTTTGATCTCAACCTGACGGGTTTTAACGCTGATGAGCTTGCAACCTTTGTATTTGATGACGGCGAGGATGAGAAAGAAGAAAAGCCAAAAGAAATCAACTACGCTATTCAGTACAACTTAGTCTTTGATAGCGAGATGCAGCAAGAGAGTTGGTTCAATTTCATCAAGAATTTGAAAACCATGTACCCCGAAGAGGAAACCCTCGGCGGGCGCTTACGAGCCTTTATTCAGGAGCGTAGCCTTGGCGAGGCGTAAGCAGTACATTGACGTTGATGTACTCACGGAAGCCAAGAAGCGCATCAACCACATCTTTGACACGTTCGACAGCGTTGCCGTCATGTTCTCAGGCGGCAAAGATAGCTTGGTCGTACTCCATTTGGCTCATGAAGTCATGCTTGAGCGTGGCGAGACCAAAAAGCTCAACGTAGTGTTCAGAGATGAGGAGCTTATTCCTGATGAGGTGATTGACTTCGTTGACAAATACCGGCAAATGGATTGGATCAACATGATTTGGTACTGCGTGCCATTGCAATCCAACAAATTTGTGCTAGGTGTATCTAAGTCTTATATTCAATGGGATAAGAACCGTGAGCATGTGCGCGAGATACCGGCATGGGCAACGGTGCTAGACAAGGATGATGAAAGGGTATTTGATCAGTACACAATGGATGCTTTCACGGCTAAGAATTACCGTGGCAAGATTGCATTTATGACCGGAATACGGGCTTCAGAATCATTGATACGCTTTCGTGCGTCTGTAAACAAGCTCAATGAGAATTACATCAACGAAGTCATTGATGCGCCAACTGTGCGCCTCTGCAAACCAATCTTTGATTGGGAAGAGGATGATGTATTCAAGTATTTTTATGACCGCAAGATTGAATACTGCAAGCTGTACGATATGCAGCTTTATGCCGGCAATGGGCTACGAGTATCCACGCCGCTACACGCAGAGAGTGCCAAACGGTTTGACCGCATACGCATCACCACGCCTGACTTTTATCAGCGCGTAGTGAGGGTTTTCCCTGAGATGCTAGTGCAGGAACGGTATTACTCACAGGTAGACCGCAACGCGATACGCGCCAAGTATGGAAGCACTTACGAGGATGTTCTTATTTGGATTGAAGAGAACATTGAAGACCCGAAACAATTGGCGCTAGCGAACAAGCGATATAAGAGCGTTATGGTGCGGGCAAGAAAAGAACCCGATAAATATCCACCACGCTACCTACTCAACCAATTTATGAGCGGTGCATTTAAAAGAGAGATTATTCCAAGTGCCTAACGCATACGACAATGACCCAATTAGTCGCGTAGAGTGGCGCGATACATCAACGCTGCATTCCAATCTTTGGAATCCAAATTGCGTATTTAATCAAGAGCTAAAGCTCCTTGAATTTTCTATTTTGCGCCAAGGTTGGATTCAGCCCATTTTGATAAACGATGATGGGATGATCATTGACGGCTTTCACCGCGCTAGCCTTGCTCGAGACAGCGTGAAGCTAAAAGAGAAATATGGCGGAAAGGTGCCTTGCGTGGTAATGAATTTAAGTACCCCGCAAGCCATGTTGCTGACCATCCGCATCAACCGCGCCAAAGGCTCACATGTAGCTTTCCGCATGGCAAGCATTGTCAAAGACCTAATTGACGTTCATAACCTAGACCCTCAGCAGATATGCGGTGAAATAGGCGCAACTATGGAT